CTCCGGCGAAAGGCGATGGGAACCCGTTCGGCTTCAACTTTACTGGCGTTCGTCCCAAACCCAAAGATTAAGGAGGATTATAAGAAATGACAGCTTTAAACTATGCAACTCAGTATTCTCAGGCACTGGCACAGGCGTATCCCTATGTCTTGTACTTTGCCGCGCTGTTCCAGACGGAGAACGACGACCGTTACCGCTGGCTGAACAGCAACACCATTGAGATTCCCTCGATCACCACCACGGGCCGCGTAGACTCTGACAGGGACACGATCACCATGGCAACGCGGAACTATGCGAATGCGTGGGAGCCCAAGAAACTGACCAATCACCGCAAGTGGTCTACGCTGGTGCATCCGCGAGACATCATCGAAACGAATCACGTGGCCAGCATCCAGAACATCACCAAAGCCTACAACGAAGAGAAAAAGTTCCCCGAAATGGACGCCTACCTGATTTCGAAGTTGTATGCCGATTGGAAAGCGCAGTCCATGACGCCCATTGAATTGGCGCTGACCACCGAAAACGTTCTGACCGCTTTCGACACCATGTATCAGGCGATGACGGAGAAGCGTGTGCCGCAGAATGGCCGTTACTGCTATATCCTGCCGGCCGTGGATACGCTGTTGAAAAATGCGGCGGGGCTGTACCGCACGCTCAATGTGGGGGTTTCTTCTGAGGTCATCAAGCGCGCAATCAGCAACATCGACAACGTGCAGTTTGTCACTGTTCCGTCCGAGCTGATGAAGACCCTGTACAACTTCACAGAGGGTTACAAGCCCGAAGAAAACGCACGGCAGATTTCCATGTTCATGGTGCATCCCAGCGCCGTGATTACGCCCATCGCATACGAATTTGCACGGCTCGACCCGCCGCACGCTTTAAGCGAGGGAAAATACGTGTATTTCGAGGAATCCGACGAAGACGTATTTATCCTCAACAACCGCAAAGATGCGTTGCAGTTTGTGGTTGAGCCTGCCGCTGACGTAGGTGGCTGAGTTCACAGAAACGGCCCGCCCAGTGAGGGCGGGCCACTTTTAAGGAGGAAATTTTATGTATAAAGCTATCAAAGCAAACCGCGTCGTTGATATCCCGGAATCCAAGGCGGAATCTTATCTGGCCGAGGGATACTCCATCTTCGACAAAGCGGGTAATCTTGTGCTCGCGCCTAAAACCATCGTGGCAGAGAAACTTTCCAAAGAGGTGGAGGCACTGAAAGAGAAGAACGCCGCGCTGACAGCCGAGAATGAAGCGCTGCGCACGGAGCTGGCGGCGTTGAAAGCTATGGAGGCACAGGCCCAGCAGACCTCGTTTAAGTGTGCGGTGTGCGGCAAGGAATACAAAACCGAAAAGGCGCTGACGGAACACATCGCCAAGGTCCACCCGGACACCGACAGCCCGGAGAAATAAGACGGTGGCGGGCATGTACGCAGACTATGAATACTACTCAAGAACATACTTCGGCAGGGATATTGCGCCGGAAGATTGGCCCCGGGCTGCGCGCATGGCTGATGCGTTCATCGACAAACTGACGTTTAATCGCCTGCGCGCAGGCTGGGAGGTAACGGATGCGGTGCGGAATGCGTGCTGTGCCGTCGCTGACGAAATGCGTGCGCAGGAGGAATATTCTCACGCCGCCCGTGCAGCGGCGCTGGGGATAAGGTCCGAGAATAACGACGGGTACAGTGCAAGCTTTTCGGCTTATTCGGAGACCCAGGCATCCATGAACGCGCGGCTGCTTGAGGCGGCAGAGATGTATCTATCACCTGCGGACCCGCTCCGTTACGCAGGCATCTACCATTGCAGCAGGAAGGAACAGGACAATGATAAAAGCCATTGAGACAGTCACGGTTGTGAACCACACGTTGGACGGAGACGATGACATCTTCCGTTGCACGGTGGTTCGCGGGGCCTCGTGGTATTGGCAGAATAACGTGAGTGTATCCGAAAGTGGCTTGAACTCTGCAAGGCTGCTGAAATGCCGTATCCCGGCCGGAAATGTGCCAGAGGGACTCACGGTGAATCCGGGCGATAAAATCGTCCTCGGTGCCTTGGAGAGCGTCTCAGCTGAAGAATTCGGAGAATTGGCCCACACCCATGAGAGCGCAACGGTGCTTGACGTGCATCGGAACCTATTTGGAGTCAATCGCCACATCTACATTGAGGGGGCGTGAACATTGTTCAATGTAACGCTGGAGTTTGACAGCATCGACAAGATACTGGATAATCACGGCCTTGGACCTGGCGGCGTGGGGCAGAACTTTGTGGATAACGAAGTTATTCTTTTTTGCGATCCCAAAGTCCCATTCGATACAGGTACATTGAAAAATAGCGCGAAGGATGCCTCGCTTATTGGCTTTGGCACCATTATTTACGAGGGACCATACGCCAGATATCTGTATTACGGGCAGGTGTACGGCCCGAACATCCCGATTTACAGCGGGAAGAATCTGGTCGGATTCCGCAGTCCCAAAGGCAAGAAGAAGCGGCCCACTGGCCGGCCATTAAGCTATCACGGCGCGCCGGAACGCGGCGCATTCTGGTTTGAACGGGCCATGGCAGAGCACAAGAAAGATATTATACAGAGGCTGCAGAAGCTCATAGGGGGCAAGTGAGATGGCAGATGCATTGACAGCAACACGGAACTGGCTCCGAAGCTGCCCGCTGATCGACAAAGCCAACCGTTTCAATGTTGCATACCTGGGCGATAAATCAGTGGAATATACGCTGACGACCGCCAGTGAGACCCACAAGGAAGATATCTGTGGCGGAGACCTTGCTACCTACAATCTGGTTTTTATGGCGCGTATGCCCTTTGGAGCGGCGCTGGGAGTAAATGTCGCCGCCGCTGAATTTTTCGCCGGTCTGAGCGCATGGGTGCGCGAGCAGGAACGGCAGCACAATTATCCCGCTGTGGACGGCTACCGCGCAACGCAGGTATCCGCAACAAATGCGGGGGTTGTGATTTCCGCGGAAGCCAATTCCGCGCAGTATCAACTACAATTACAACTAAATTTAGAGGAGGACTAAGACATGGCAGAAAATATCGCTGCAATCAATCTAGCACCCGGCCTCAAGGCAGACCGCAAGCTGGAAATGATTTTTGTGAACATGGGCACCAGTGAAACAGCCGAGTGGGAAATCCTGGGCCGTGGAGTGGAAGAAG